AGATTTTCGGATCCATCAACGGCAAGATTAGCCATTCGCACATCGGAAAGAGTTGATTTCAAAACCCAACTGCCACCGCCTAGTGCTAATTTAGTCCAGCCATAAGCTCCGGCAGATGCACCTGCTTGTGTTGAAACTACTGGTGACATTATTCTCCTTTACGCAAACTTTGTTTGTGATCCAAGAACCACATATGTTGGTGTTGCTGCTGTCTTAATAATAGTAAAGACATAAATATCAGTGCTTGATGCGTTTCCAGCAGCAGGTGCGGTTCCACCTTGCCACTTTGGAGTGACGGCTGTGGTATCAATTTGAATTACGTTTGGATAATAAGCAGTTGCTCCGTTGGTATTCATCCAAACAACAGTGACCGCATCGCCCGTATTCAAAAAAGTATTTAATGAAACAGTTGCAGAATATCTAATGTTAAGAGTGTGGTTTGCTGTTGCGTTTGTGGTGTAGTACCAAACTGAAGCAGTTCCGACATTTAGGTTAATGGTTCCAGTTGCCGCAGAGGCAACAATATTTGCATTTTCGTTTAAGCCTCTTACCCTAGAATCAACAACGGTTCCAGTTGCAACGTTAGATCCATTTAGACCATTGATGATTGCAGTATTAATAGTTGGACTTGTTCCAAATACTAAAAGACCTGAACCAGTTTCATCTGTTACAGCAGCAGCAAGGTTGGCACTAGATGGTGTGCCAAGGAATGTGGCAACACCAGTTCCAAAAGAGCTGATCCCTGTTCCACCGTTAGCAACAGATACTGGAGTTGATAATGCTACAGTGCCAGTGCTTGTGATTGTGCCACCGGTAAGACCAGTGCCAGCAATAATACTTGTAACTGTTCCATTTTGTGTGTACCCAAGAGTTGTCCAGTTAGCAGAACCGGTACCAATTTTTAATTTGCCGGTATCAGTCTCGTACCCTATTTCACCAGCAGCTAACGTTGGATTATTAGTAGTCCAGTTCGCCGCAGTGTCGCGGCGGTTCTGTAAACGTGATGTCATTTATCTTCCTTTACCTAGTATGTCACGATTGAAGCGCCAGCGTCAATAACGTAAGTCCAGGATGTCGTGGTAGAATCTCCTGAATCATACACTACATCTGGAATAATTGGTGATGAACCGCCATCAAGATAGTCAACTACCGGATCGCCTGTACCGTTAGGACCAGAAGGACCAGAAGGACCGGATGGGCCAGTAGCTCCTGTAGTACCAGTTGGACCACTGGGACCTGAAGGACCTGAAGGACCAGACGGACCTGACGGGCCTGTAGCCCCAGGTACCGTAGAGGCAGCTCCAGTAGGACCAGAAGGCCCTGAAGGACCTGACGGACCGGAAGGACCTGTAGGACCGCTAGGTCCACTAGGACCGGTTGGTCCAGTAATACCAGTTGATACAACTGCAAGAATCAACGGATGGTTGTTTGCAAAGTTTGTTGTTCCAGTACCGGCTGAAGTAACTAAAGTTACTGGGATTTCTATATAATTAACCTGTATTGTTGGTGTGGTAGATACTGTCCATTTTTGATAATTTGCAGAATTGTTTTTATCTTGGACAATTAAAATATCATTAGTTTTAATTAAACCTAAGAAGATGTCAATATCAACACCATCTTGGTTAATGTGGTTTACATTTATCTGGGTGGCAGATATCTGCGTAGCATTGTTCCAAAGTAAGTCGCTGGTTCCAGGATTACCTGTTGTGGCAGTTGTGTCTGCTTTGTAATCATAATAGTTAGCAGATCCACCATCTGCTCCGCTAGGTCCACTCGGACCAGAAACTGTAGATGCTGCTCCTGTAGGACCGCTAGGACCGCTAGGTCCGGTAGGTCCTGTTGCCCCAGTAACACCTGTGGCTCCAGTTACACCAGTAGGACCAACAATACCTTGTATGCCTTGTGGGCCGCTAGGACCGCTAGGACCGCTTGGACCAGAGGGTCCTGTAGCACCTGTTACACCTGTGGCTCCAGTGGCTCCAGTAACCCCTGTAGGGCCTGTAGCGCCTGTTACGCCAGTAGGACCGGTAGCACCTGTAACACCTGTAGCTCCAGTAGGACCTGAAGGTCCACTAGGACCGGAAGGGCCAGAAGGACCGCTAGGTCCGGTTGCACCGGTAGCTCCTGTAAAACCAACAGGTCCTGATGGACCGGATGGACCGCTAGGTCCGGTAGCTCCGCCAGTTCCTTGTGGACCTTGATCGGCAGCAAAAGTTACTGATACTTGTGGAGTGATTGACTCAACGACAATTACTGTTTGGGTCATACAGTCACCCCTGGAGTTACGATAAACTTGCCTTCTAAAATTCTAGTTATTACTGAGCCTGAATCAAATACCATATCGTAGGCATAACGTTGTGGAGTTATATCTGTTTGGGTAGCAGACAAAGTTACAGTCACTCTGCCGTTAGCAGCATCTATTACGATTTCCCCACTGGTATTGGTTACAACTAAGGTTGTTGTGTTAGCTCCTACGAATGGACGGATAGTCATAGTTATTGCGTATCCAGTCAGATTCCAAGGAGTTGAATCGTTCTTAATTACAAACTGAAAGTTAAATGTGGTTGCTTGATCTGCAACTAGGTTATATTTTGCACTCAAGAGGATACCTGCCGTAGTGCTGTTACAGGTTCTGCGCCAGTGGTTGATGCCAGATAGTTACATACTCCAGCAAGGTCTAACCAATTTGCGCGGCTTAGTCCTGCTATTTCATTTAATACTCCAACAGTATCGCCAACTGTTAAGGTGGTGCTGCGAGCAGCAGCCCAAGCCTTGGCTGCACCGGCAGTATCTTTGTACGCAGAAAGTGCTGGATAGGAGGCACCGCCGTTGGCGAGCCTATTAAGTTCATCTACAAATGTTGAACCAGCAGTACCGTATGTTGGCACCTCTTACCTCACTTCTTGTTGGATCGTTTTGCTGCTGCGTTATCTACTAAGTTTGGATAAGGTCTACCTGCAGCCTTAGCTCTTGCTTTAGCAGCAGTCTTTTGCTTTGAAGTTAATGGTGTTGATTTCTTCTTAGGGTTTGGTGTATCCCAAAATGCTTTCTTCATTTGCAACTACAATCCCAAGCCCGTAGCGACTTGTTGATTCTTGAGTTCGGATCTCCAGCAGTTTTGCTAGAAGTATTCTTTGCCTTCATTCCGCACATACGACCGCAAAAAGATTTGCGCCTTGCTGCGGATTTAGGAGATTTAGCAGCCTCAGCCTTTTTGACTGGAGGCTTTAGGTTCATCCCCTGCGCTTTAGCAGAGGCTCTACCCTTGGCGTTAAGACCGCCTTTAGGATTCTTACCTTCGGCTCTTTGCCACGCTGGAGATTTAGCCATTACTTCTTTTTACCCATTTTCTTAGGCTTAGACTTACCAGCCTCTGATAGCGCAATAGCGATTGCTTGCTTTTTGGATTTTACGACTGGACCTTTTTTGCCTGAGTGTAAAGTACCAGTCTTGAACTCGTGCATTACCTTTTGAACTTTGGTCTTCTTCATTTTTTAGGACCGTAAGCGCCGGTCTGTAGTGAATCATAATTTGGGTACGAAGGAACATCACGAGCAGGAATCATCTCGCCATCTTCTACCTCAATAACTGGCATTGGTTTCATCATTTCTTTTTACCCATCTTCTTCTTAGGAGCGGCTTTCTTTGCAGAACCATATTCCATCTTACGAGCCTTTGGTCCTTCTTTGGCTTCGTGCATTTTCATCATTTTTGGAGATGAGTATTTTTCACCTTTTACTGACATTAGTAACCTTCCTCTATTGGATCGTCTTCTTCGGATTCATCTAGTTCATAATCATCGTCATCTACTTCTTCATCTTCTTCTTCAATCACTGTATGTCCAGGAAAACCCCACTCTGGGAGCTGACTGGCAGTTAGATCAAAGGCTTCTTTGCGGGTAAACCCGACCTTTACATAGGCTTCCAATAACTTATGCGCCTCGTGCGCCATAGACAACATCGGGTTTAATGGCTCCGCCATCAACACGACTTCTTGTTCAGTCATTGGATTGCCTTTCTTTTATGGTTTGAAAGTTAGTGTAGTTCCGTCAAATGCTTTGCCAGCGTCATTTGATAATGACACGGCTTTGTCAATATCTTTCTTGCGGGTAGAGCGTGGCTCGATACCCTGTGCCGTTGCATCATAATAGGACTGCAACTCTGCCTGATCCTTCTTTTGCCAGGTTCTATCTAATGTTATGTTTTTACTACCAAATACCCCAATAGCCTGAATTGTCTTACTTTGTAAACATTCAACATAAGAATTGTGGTCTTGGGTTTTGCAACCAGATGTACAGTTACTCATTATGGGATCACCGTTAGGTAAGCGCTGTAACCTGCATTTATCAATACAGTAGCCTGAGCTTGAGAGACAACGTATTCGTGTCCACCTAAAAAGTAATAACCTGCTTCAGCCAACTGATCTTGACTTGGAGTTTGAATCTCAGTTACTGTTGTTCCAGTAACAAGTAATGAATACCCGCGAGGTATGTCTGTTATGAACGGATTGATAGTTCCGGTAGAAGTTCCACCAGTTACTGGACGACCAGCCAACCTTGAGTAAGGTGTGAACTCTCGATTTGCTCCCCAGGTTTCCCAACGCCAAGGAGTTACTAATGTGTAATCCGACATTATTTCCTTTCATAAGGTTGGGCAGGGGCTTATGCACCCTGCCCTTCCATAAGCGGTTATTAGCCGTTTGTTGCTGAGGACTCAATACGATATAGAGCAGCCTCACGAAGACGGTTGAATCCACCGAAGTAGTACCAACCGATTGTGCGGAAGCGACGAAGTGCATCAATCTCAGGTCCAATAACGGTTGAGATGTCAGAGGCTTGTGCTTCTGCTAGTGCTTCACGACCGGCAATAACTGCGCGGTAGTTGTTTGTGAATGTTACAGTACCGGATGTAGCAGCAGTTGTAACTGTGCTTGAACCGATTAGAACTGTAAAGGTTGTTGATGATGGAACAGTTAGGATTGTTGCGGTTCCTGTAACAGCAGTGAACGGAGCCACTGTGTTAGAGAAGGTAACAACCTGTCCAACGCCAAGACCGTGTGCAACTGCTGTGGTTACTGTAACAGTACCTGAAGCGATTGCGAGGTTGGTGATGGTAGTAGTTGTGCTAATACCAGCAGCCAAGTTTAGGCCGTTAAGAACGCGAGCGGTTTCAACAATGTAAGCGCCTTCAATTACGCCAACTGCACCAGCCACGAATGGGGTACGGTCAACATACTTGGTCAACTCTTGGAATCCGCCGGTGCCTGATTCTGCACGAAGATCCGCTGCTTGACGTGGGTGTACATATGCTGCATAGAGTTCGCCCATACGAGGCAAAGCCTTGTTGGTACGAAGTTCTGTGACTGCTTGACGAATTTTTGCTACAGTCATAATGCTTGTGGTTGGAACAACTGTTGCTGAAGAGGTAGCAGAGCCACCATAAAGAGCATTTGTTCCTGCACAAAGTACTTGACCTACAACATTGTCAATGCTGTCTGCTGCGTTGTAAGCGATGATGTCAGCAAGAGCTGAATCTACATCGTTGAAAGAAGTTAGGTTTAACTTCTTGGTTGTGCTTACGGCTGAGCCGTACTCGTTTAGTGTTACGGTAACTTGTGATGGGTTACCTAATGCGATGCTTGAAACATCTGATGCTTCTGTCAAAGTAGAGGTGGCTTGTGCCAAGTCTGAGTAAATTGAGAAGACTACTGATGATCCAGGCATAGCCTGTTGTACTGGCTTAACATCTGCAAGCGCTCTCATAACTGGAATGGAGCGAAGCGCCATTCTTACATACTGATCGTATGCTGTCTGTACGAGGTTGCTAATTGCGGATGTGCCAGTAAGCGTACCTGTAGGTACTGCCATTTGACTATCCTTTCATTAGTTGGATTAGAGTCCAGATTCCCTAATGATTGCATCCAAATCTTCCTTGCTATTAGCGTTCATTAGACGGCGATGTATATCTTCGGAGTGGCTAGGTGTAATACCTTGCTCAACTGCTTTCGTCATACGCTGATAGTCAGAGGCTATCTTTGGATCTACATTGGGTGTCTGAGTTGGTGCTTCGACTTGAAAACCAAACACATCTGCGTTGTCTTCAAGCCATTTTGATACAGACTCTTCAGTAGGGTCTATATCCGATGGAATAAATTTAGCAACTTTGCTACTTACTCCGCGAGTTTCGAGGACATCTTTAACTGCACGTTCCCGTTGGGCTTTATTTAGATTTTCAAACTGTGCTTTTATATCAGACAGTTCTTTTTCTTTTTGCTTGTTGGCTTTACGTAACTGTTTGACCAGATCGTTATTAGCCTCTGGAGTCGTATAGTCATCGTCATCATCTTCGTACTCGTAGTTGGACATAGTTAGTCCTTCTCCCATTTTCTCTAGTTGGATTCGATAGCCACGTATTCACCTGGGGTAGCGGTACGGCTCTATCTATCGGTCTTATTACACTCTCCAGTGCCGATCGATCTGGAGCAGGTCTATGTTAGAACGCGCCTGCGCGTCCCTGATTTAGTGCAGAGCTAGATAATCCGCTTTGTCCACCAAAGGTTGCTTGTTCAAGTCCTGAAATATTTTGACGTTTACGTCTTGATTCTACTGCTCCACCAGTGCTAAATACTTCTTGCTCGGCAGTGGTCTGTGTATAAGGTGTCTGACCATAGATACTTGATAACTGACTACCGCGTTCTAAGCCGCCAGCAATCTGTTGGTATCCGGCTCGCGCTTGTGCTTGGTCAACACCAAAACTTGCTAAGTATTGAGCATCTGCTAAGTTTGTGGTTAATCCACCACCAGCCATACGCGCTGCTCCACCAATTTCGGCTGCCTGTACTTGACGTTGAATATCGGGCAAAGCTTTTTTTGGATCTAAAATGTATGCAAGCAAGTTAGACTTATTAACTCCTGGGTAGAATTGTTCTAATGTTGAAAGAACTTCAGGAGAAGCGTTCTGAACTCTATTAACTCCAAGTTGGATACGGTCTTCTAACTCAGCAGGAGATACATCTCCAGCAATAAACTTTTCTAACTCTGGTTGACGACCAGCAGTGCCAGTCTTATAGAATGATTCTGGCAAACCATACTGACGCATTAAGCGTTGATAACTATCTTCTAAAGTTACATACTCTGCTTCGCTCAAAGAGCGATATCCAGCTTTAATTCTATCTGTGTTTGCACCAAAACGTGCTTGATAGGTAGGTGTTTGTCTTAGTCTTAAAGTAAACTCTGCTGGACTTACACCTTCCACTGCTAATGCTTGAGTATCTCCTACTAGATCTTGCAATCCATAACGGGTAAACTCTTCTTTAAGAAGATCAAAAGCAGATTTACGTTCTACTTGAGCTGCTGCTGAAGCTGCTCCTTTTCCAAGGACTGCCATTGTTCCATCTTCAAATACGGCTACATTCTCACCTTTGTCATTAACAATAGTGTTAATAACTTTTTTGCCACCAACACCACCACCAGATATCTCTGAACTTATAGTTCCTGGTATGCCTTGAAGTTGTGCTTCGGCAGCGGCTAGACCTGGAGCATAACTTTGATTTGCTCCAACGCTATAATCTGCTGCGCTTAAACCTTGCATCGCTTGCATATTATCAGTGCCAGTTTCAGCATTAACCAGTGGGCTATTGTATAAACCACTTGCTTTTTGCAAAGCCATATCTCTTTGATCGTAATAACGAATATATTCAGGTGAACCTATAGTAAGTCCACTAGCCGCATCAATAGCCATAGTTACCCCTGGAATCCGAAGTCTTTAAGAACAGTCCTAGCAATAGAAGATACGTCTTGACGAGCGTTGTCAGTGTATTGCCAACGTGCATCTTTACGTAGAGATCGTTGATAGTCATATAAGGACATTTCCTTGTCTGGTCCTATTGCCATACGAAGCGTAGGATCATTTAATTTAATCGTTTCAGGATTAACTTCTAATGTAGCTGCCATCATATTTCTATATGGGTTGTAGATGGTTTCTAAATCAATACCTTTATCAATCAGTGAAGCAACGCGATCTGGCAAACCAATCTTTGCAGTATCACGAATGATCTGCTTGTAGGTTTCGGTAGATTCGCCTTGAGCAATCTTTTGCAGCCAGCCTTGTAGGTTGGAACCAAACTGTTTGTTAAGGTCTAGTCCATTGGCAGATGCAGTCTGCTGTAACTCTGTAAGACTTACTCCGGCAGCACCACCAAGGGCTGCGCCAGGTGTATATTTGATCTTGCCTCTAACTGCTGCTCCGACTATAGATCCGCTGGTTTCATTTGCTAAATCATAAACTTGAGTAGCAAGCATATCCAGATCTGTTGCATCTAATGACGCGCCTCTTTTAACAGCCTCATCTGCAATTATCTGTTTTGTCTCGCCAAGTCCACGACCATACTCTGTAGTCTGTGCCAACTCTTCAGCGTTGCCACCTTTTTTTAATAAATCTTCATATTGTTTTTTATAGAACTGACGTTGACGTATAGGTCCAGAGTTTTTTGCCCACCAGGTTGTAGTCTGTAATTCATTTAAGAATCTTTGTGGGGTGTAATCATCTTTAGTAGATGCTGTGCCTTTAGTTGCAGCAATCATAAGGGCTTTAAGATCTGGATCTTCCTTAAAGATGGCATCTACAGGACCATATTGACTTTGAACCAAAGCAAAGATCTCATCAATATTTGCTGGTTTTGCTTTATCAGGAGCAGATGGAGCCACTGCTTTTTTCTTTGCCGCAGGTTTTGTAACACCTGTGCCGGTTGCGGCAGGAGTTGCAGCAGGAGTTGCAATAGGAGTTTTAGTTATTGCACCAGGTTTTGCAATAGCGTTTGGTCCTACTTGAGGAGTAAAAGTTCCAGGAGGTATTGGTTTGGTGCCTTTTTCTTTACCAGTTAAACGAATCTGTGCTTCTCTAATAGCTTTTTCTGATGGATCTTCTTCTGGTGTTGTGCTTTGTAAATCTTTTATTTCTTTGTTAAACTTATCAAGTTGGCGTTGTGCGTATTCTCTATTAGGATTAGAAGGATCATTTGCAGCTTTTTTTGCAGCAGTAATAGATACTTGAAGATCTTTTATCCGTTTTTTAATTTCTCTTTCAGTAGCCATTAGGACACACCAATCGCTTGCTTAAATACATCATAAAATGATTTGACCTTTTGCGCTCTTGCTTCATCGGTGCCAGCAATTTCATTTATTAAAAACTGTTGTTCGTTTATTCCACCAGTGGTTTGTGAAGTGGTAGTAGCAGAACCACCAGTAGTTACGGTGGTTGTAGGAGCAGCCGCTTGCGCTTTTTGTAGCGCTTGAGTATATCTATTCAACTCTGCTTTACTTGGTCCACGACCAACCTGGTCTTGCATAACAGCAGTGACAAGTGCTTCTGCTGTGGTTGAATCAGATAATCTAACACTCTTGGATACTCTTGGTCCACCAGCGCCGCCTGCACCAGAGTCAGATACTGCTGATAAGTAACCAAATAACCCTGTTGAACTTGGATTAAATTTATTGTAAAGAATAAAATCTGCATTGGCTTTTAGAAATTGATCTCTTAAATCATTAGTTGGTTTACTTGTTACCTTTACAGAGTAACCTGCTTTTTTTAATGCACTAGATAATGTCTTTAGAGTATCTGGTTGATATTTGTAAAATTCAGCAATAACTTGTTCATAGTTAATTGCAGGAGCATTGGTAGTTATAGTTGATTGACCGGAGTTAGTTCCGCCACCTTGCCAGGCTGTAGGTCCCATCATCGCAGGATCTTGTTTTTTCACCTATACTCCTAATCTAACAATCTGGAAAATAAAATGTCATATGCTGCTTTAGCATTAGAGTTTGTTTTTGATATATCTTCTAATTGAGATATGGTTGAGGCTAATGCTGAATCTTGCAACTGTGATCCAACTGATCCAAGTAGCGCAAACTGCGCTCTTTGTTCAACATATCCGTTGTAGATACCTAGCATTTGTTTTAAGCTGTCGTAAGCCTTTGGTCTAACGTTTCTAATCTCTGGGTTGTCAAGCATAATTGACAGATCCTTTAGAGCATTTTGACGCTTGATAGCCTTCTCGCCACCTTGAGCCAACTCTTCTTGAATTAACGGATGAGTTGCTTTCCATTCAGTTGACCAAGACTGCCAGCGATCACGAAGATCTTTTTTAGTATATGGATCAAAAGCATTTTTAATAGCATCTAAGTAGTTTGATCTATTGCTATAGTAGGTCTGTAAAGATGCGGCAGTTTGGATCTCACGAGTAAATTCATCTACACGCTTGCTTGGTCGTAATCCCATAGTTGACATTGTTTGATACGCATCCCAAGAAAAATCTCCTTGGTATGGTATTAAGAAAGCTGCGCCTTCTGGATATTGCTTAAACAATCCCTTGTTGTTGTCAACAAACGCACCAGACTCTTCTGCATAGCGCACTAGCGCTACAGTCTTACGGTCTGATTCTGAAATGGTATATGGAATCTGCTTAGGGAATAGTTCTATCCACCGTTGAGTAGTAGCATCTATATCGCCGTTGTTGTCAGCAAGCATTTGATTAAAGACTTGCTTAAAACTTTGGCTTCCGTTATCTCTTACCCATTCAGCCATATCTGATTTAAGAGCTATCTGTGGGGAAGCAGGTAATACAAGTCCAGAGAAAGCACGAAGAGCAAGAACAGTAACAGTTGCATTTTTAAGTTTGAGTCTGTAATCTTCTAATTCACCAACAGTTGGTGGAATCAGTACGCCATTCTCGTCAACTTGCTGTGGAATACCGTGACCTGAAGCCTCTAGGTAGGTTACTGCCTTACGAGATGCAGAGGCATATTGCCCATCTCTTTCATCTCTATTAAGTAAGGCATAGACTTTATTGACGTGTGCAGGAAGTAATGCGGAAATCATTGGTTGGTTTTCTGCATATTTACCAAGTGATGCACCAACTACTGTGTCTACCCACGCTGGATTGTCAAATGCAACATTCATTACATTCTCAAATGTTTTTATGCCAACAGCGGCTAATGGACCAGCAAAGGTAGGGAATATAGAATCAACATTAAGAGATGGAGTAACCATATTAAGTTTTGCGCCAAACTCAATAGGCATCGGTGTCTTAAATGAGGGTGCTATACCAAATGCAATAAGCATACCCTGCATAGCCTTATAGGATACAGCAGTTCCTGGGTAGATAAAATACTTTTGACCTTGATCGTCCTCTTGTATCCAACCAGAGTGTGCTATTCCTTCATAGGTAAGGGAAGCACGAGCAATAGATTCTGGGTTATAGCGTACTGCCTTGTAGACACGGCGAGAAAAGTCTTCAGTTGCCCGATAGAATCGTGCAAAGTTTCTAACATTGAAAGCAAGTTGTGTTTGAATCAACGGATTATCTACAAAAGATAGTACGCGCATCTTAGCGCGTTCTTCTGCAATCTCTGCAATTTTCTTTTTGGCTATAGTTTCAGCTTTAAGTAACTTAGCAGGATCTGTAATACCTTTAGTATGTGCTGCGATATAAGCATCGTAGAATCCAGTTTCTTTCATTTGCTTACGAACTTGGACTATCTCCTGGAATACCATTGGTTCACGGGAGAAGCGAGCATTTTGCTCACCCATCCAATCCCAACCGCGTGACATCAGAGATGCTGTGTAATTATCGCTATCTGATACTGGAATAAGTTTAGGACCAAGAATTGATGGTGGCATATTGATAGGCTCTGTAGGCAAATCACTAAGGTTAAGTTCTCCACTTATTTTGTAAGATTGAGTTGTATCATCCCAAACTCTTACTTTGTTAAGAAAATCTGTATTAAGAGTTAACTTATCATCATTTTTAGTAAACAATTGTTTAGCAGAATCAAAAACTGCCTTAGCGTGAATATCAATGTTTCCATTTATTCCTGGTGAGTATAAACGAAACCTGCTTGCCACATTTGGATTCTCTGTTAACCAAGTTTTAATAAGAGATAAAGCCTTTACTTCATCATCTAAATTAGCAACAGCAATTCTTCCAAGTCTATCATTAGCAAAAAAGTTTACTTGCATCATCCAGGCTATAAGAGATGTATCATCATAGGTATTAGGTGTGATATTTTCATATCCTGCACCTTTTAGTTTACGAAGTTTTCTAGGTAAATTAACTTTAAGTTCTGCGGTTCTACCATAACGGCGTTGGTCTGCCAACGCACGAGTAGCAAAGTCTGTTCCGGTAAAAGAGTTCTTTCCACCTTCTACAACATCAGCAAGTGCGTTATCTAAATTACCATAACGAATATGCTCTGCTAATATCTCAGCATCTTCTTTACCAAAGGTAATACCAACACGAGCAAGTTTAGATTCAGTTACTGCTGTAGCAAATATTTCACGAATCTGAACAACATCACCTTTAGCTGCTGTAACAAGCGCAGTAAAACGGTCACGATCTGCTCCACGTGCTATACGGTTAATTACTCCAAGTGGATCTGCTGATATTCGATTGATGATGTTTCCGTCAGCATCGTATTTGGCAAAGGTACGAACCTTGGTTGAGAGTAAACGTCCCTTGGCTAATCCCCAAGGTGAACTGCCAATAGCAAGGTGAACCATTAAGTCTTCAGTAGCGTTACGCACTGCATATCGTGGCCCTGCTAAAGTAAGAAATGACCAGTAAGAGGTCATCTTGTTTACCCAATCTGCGTGAGCAAGGTTTCCAAATACTTTTAATAAACCATCTCTGGTTGCCAAACGATCAATATCTGAAATACTAGGTGCGCTAACAAGTGAGGTTAATTGAGATGGAATAACTGCCATTGATTCACCATCAGGGCCAAACTTAGATGGATTGTATAATTCTTTCATACCATTAGGAAGTAATCGTTCGCCATCTGCTGCATACTTTGCTGGATTCTTACCAGTAGCAGCACGTACAAGATCATCTCCACCGGTGGTAACTTTTAATCCTCTGAAGTCAGAGATAGTTTGCCATAAACCGTAGAATATTTCCTTGCGAGTTCCTTCATCTGCTGCGTCAAAAGCCTCGCGTACTGCCTTAGAGTAATACTGTGGCATATTAGTACGGGCTAATTGATAAATCTTTTCAGAAGCGTCTTTACCAAGCACATCAAAGAATCCATCGTTGAAAAGTGGTACATAAGTAAACTTTTGTTTGAAACGATCTAAGCGATACTGTACTTGCTCTGTAGAAAGTCTAGCCATACCTGTTGGTTTAACTTTTTTTAAGCCTTTAACAACTTCTATTCGGCCTGCTTCGGTTGTAAGTTTTTCAGCAATACCGTCATTTGTTACTACACCAAAGTATAATGCCTCAACAAGTTTAGATCCTACTTTATCAATATCAAATACTTTGTTTAATGTTGTAAGTGTAGCAATACGAGCTTTGCGAGATACGTCTAGACGTGGAATAAGCACACGAGGACGGCTTGGTTGTCCCTTTAGAATCTCAACCATTTGTTCAGAGTTTTTGAAGTAAGCCTTAGCAGTTAAAGCATTTGATACTGGAACTGATAATTTGTTCATCTCATCAATTACTGCTGGACCAAACTCCGGTGCAATAGTTTTTAATCTATTACGAGCAGCAACTGCGGCATCATTTTCTCCTGCTTTTTGAGCAGTGCGAAGTTTAGAAAGTTCAGCACCGTATTCATCCCAGAAGTTAGCTACCTTTGGTTCTGCAAATACTTCATCTAAATTACGTGGATTTAATGGTCCTACTTGCCACCATCTAGTTTTGCCAGCGGTACCAAGAACTACATCCAAAGAATACTTAGCAGCATTAACCGCTTTAACTACCTTACCAGCCGCAAGGGTTGGATCAGAAAATACTCTATAAGCAGCATCAACAGTACCGGATACTGCACGATAATAAAATCCAGATCCTTCTAATTGCTTAGGTGTAACTAAATTTGCAATTTGCCGACCAGGAGAATACTTTGCAGCATTAACTGCATCTAATATGTTTTGAAATTTATCTTCTTCTGAGCTTTTTCCGGCAATAGACGCGGCATAGGCTTGTTGCGATGGAGTTAATGTTTGTCCTTGAGTAAGTTTTGCTAAAGGAGTGCCAGCAGCTACTGCCATAGCAACTGTTACTTCATCATCGCCAAATTCATTTTTAGCATTAGTAATGCGATTTGGATTAAATACCTTGTTGCCATTATCATTAGCTATATCCCAAGCATTACCAGCACCAAATATAGGTTTGTTTTGATCTAAAGCTATTGCTTCTGTGCGATAAAGACGAAGCATAAGGTCAGATGCTTCACCCATTACCTTAAATGGAAATACCACAGCCTTTTTGGCTGCTCCTATTACATTACCAGCATAATGAAATGCAGTTCCAATAGGATTGTATTCTTTAGTTACAGTTGGATCTTCATTACCAAATGTTTGAACTAAAGATTGTTGTTGACCTGCTGGAAGATTATTGTATTGCTGTTGAGCAACCGCTGATGGTAATTGAGTTAATTGATTATGTACGGCAAAGGCTTTAGAAAGAGCGTTGATACTTTCTAATTCTTTTCCTGTAACACCTGCGGCTGATGCCGCTGCTTTTAGATTAGAAGCCACTAAAGACCTCTTGAGAGCATCTGCTGATACATAACAGCAGTCTCACCTGTTGGGTCAAATGGAATCATTTTTGCTAAAGTATCTGATAGTTTTACGGTTGAGGTCTGCATACCAAGTATATTAGATCCAGGTCCTGGTCCAATATCTACACCTGTTGTTATAGGTTCATTTGGTCGTTGAGTTGGTGCGCTAAAAGGAATTGCTTGTGGTTGCATACCACCGGCACCACCGGTAGCTGAAAGTGGAGCGCCTGCTTGAATAGCGGCTGTCTCAACACCTTCGCCGTAACCGGAAGATGGAATATCTCTTTGTGGTTGACGCATATCGCCAGGACCACCATCTGTACGTTGTGAAAACTTACCTGGACCAGAGAAAGTTGCTGGATTATTAGGCTTTTGGTATCCGCCTTTACCTGCCATTATTCCTCCTTCATCATTTGTTCTAAATCTTCGTGCATCTCATCTATGCGAGATGCAAGTTCTGTTTCAAAGTCAGTGTGTTGATTTAATAGCCAGAGCAGTTCCTTAAAGAAACCTGCAATTGACATTGTTATATTAAAAAAGAATACTATTGACAACATTCCAAAATGAATAGGACGTACCGGACGATTCATCTGCACCCTCCGGTACGGTCTATCAATTTCATTATTAAGCCTTTGTTCCTTTGCGACCTGCTGGAGTAATTCCGAAGTATACTTTTCCGCCTGCTGGCTTAGAAGTATCCATTTTGCCTTCGACTGGCTTACTTACAGATGCCGGTGCTTGTGATCCTTTATTCATATTCCACCTCCTAGTTATGCTGCGCCACCAATGGAGGCTAGTAGTTGTGCTATATCGGGACGAGATTGTGGGCCAGCAGCAGGGGTTGCACCTTGAGAGGGAGGAACCTGCGAGGCAGCGGTGGGAACCATACCTGCTGCTGGAACTTGTTCTGCTCCCATAGGCGGCATCTCTGGTGCTGGCGGTGGAGCAAATGCTTTTTCTACTACAGTTTCTAACTGTTGACCTTTTTGACGGCCTGCGATAACTGCTGCGATACGAGTGATAGCTTCTGTAGGATCTTGTCCTGCTGCTGCCATCTGTGGAATAGATTGTGCGTACTGTGCAACTGCTACTCGCAGTGAGTCACGCATCTCTTCAATATCAATTCTTTGTTCTTCTTGGGTTACATTCATATCAATTGGTAGTTCACGACGAGCATAGTCGCGGGAAACTAACTTATCGCTACGCATTTGTAGTAATGCGATAACTGCGCGGTTAGGGTCCATACCAGACATAATGCCGTAGCGAACATCAATAGCGTAATCTTTATTGATGTCCCTTGATGGCACATACTTTAGGATGTATGGAGTTCCATCATCAATACCACGAATAGTTTTTTGCATTGAACCAAAAACTACTTCATCTACTTCTAGGCAGAGTCCAAGCAATTCAGTAAACAACCGAGCAAATTGGGCTTGCGCAGATTTAATCTGCGTATCAAAGCCTTCTTGTAGCGCCTGGACTCCACGACCTGTAACGACAGATGCGTTGATCTGTCCTGAACGTGTTTCTGGATAACGAGCGCCGAGACGAAGCTCGCGCTCAAGTACACCAGACTCAGCAAATACACCCTGCGGAAGTTCCAATGGAACTCGGCGGATTAACTGTGGGTTTGCTGAACGAAGAATAGCGTCAGGTCCAAGTGCTAACTCCTGCACATCCTGTGGAATAGCAATCGGTGCTTGAATAGATTTTTCTGCTGCTTGAATTTGTAAGACTGCAAAACGAGCGCGAGCAAGTTGTACTGCTAGTACATCATCAAACTGTCCACGAGCCTCACCGTCAATGGAGAAACGCTGTGCCACACGAGCCATACACTTACCAAATTGGTTTGGTGTATTAGCAAGAACTAAGTTGTTACGACTTGGAAGGAAGATCATATCTTGCTCTTTGTCGTGGTAACGAACCATATCAATATAGGTTGCGCTTTGTCCGTACTGTTGGCGTGGAAGAATATCTTTTGCAAACTCTGGATACATAGCAGCCAAAGTCTCAGGGTCCATCTGGACCACTTGAGTTAGAGATACAGTGCGACCGAAGCGGTCCATTTCTGGGTAAACGCCAAATGGATTAAGCAAACGGATCTTTGGTGTATTTGTTTCGTAATCTACTTCAATAATACCAGGTAACATACCGTAGGTATTAAACCAATCTGCACCGGAGTACATTTGGATCTGTAGTTCTGAGGAACTAGAGTAATAGTTTACAATCCGAGTGCGGGTATCTGCACTTTTTCGAGCAGCATCAGAGACCATATTGGATGCAGAACAGTTGAATGATGGCAGAGGTGCCATCGCTTCAGCTAGATCACGAGCAGCAACATCAATAAAGTTTGCGACTAAAGGTTTTGGATAATCCTCAGAGAACATCGCTGGATAAACTTTACCAATATCGCCTTGACGTACTGATAGTACGTCACGCATCCTTTGGTCACGAGCAGCATAGCGCGTTTGAAGACGCGATACCTTTGCTGCTACTTCTTTTGCTGTTAACAAATTAGTTCCTTACTTAGTATTTCTTTTAGCTTGTGCTTGTACACGACGATTAGTACGTGATGCTTCTCCGTATGGCTGCGCTGCTTTGCGTGCAAGAACTCTTCCAACTTTTTGTTCTTTTTCGCCCATTGCTATTTTATCATAAGTGACTTGTTTGTCACTTGCATACTGAGGTGTTCTTAGTTCTTTGTAGCCTGCTGTTACGTTGGATCTTCCACTTTTTACAATTGCTTTGGCTTTATCTACTGCGCCTTTTTTCTTTACTAAATTTGTTGCTGTTGCATTTGCAGTAGTAGGCTTTGCTTTTTGTTTTGGCATATTTGCTTTAACTTCTTTAGCAAAATTAGGATTTGCCTTTAACAATCTAGAAAAAGGCGTATTTACTGCTGCTTTCTTTGGTGCTACCATTTTATTCTCCTTGGTTAGATGAATTGTTTCTTTTGGTCTTGTTGTGCTTCTAGCAGGTCTTCTATATTTACTACTGCGCGTTTACTTAACTCTGCCCTAGACAAAAATGGGTTTTTCATATGGTGTACGTTGTTGTTACCATAATTGATAATCTCTCTTGCTCTAATCTCACAGAACCAAAGAGCCATCACCATATCTGTCTTACCTTTTGTGGTGGGCGACCAAGTAACTAACTGCTCAATCATTGACTTGATGTTCTCAGTCTGGTCACTCGGTAGATGTATTAAGTTATCTCGATGGTGTTTACCATCTTCCTGCTTAGTGCCAAACAAGGTGGACATAGATGCCACACCAAAGCCGGAATCCCATTTATTATTACCAGTATGGTGTTCTCTTAATCTCACACCACGATTAGCTAGGTATTGCCTGATACCTTCATCTTGAGTAAGGAAAGCCTGAAAGGCGTTCTTCTCAACTATCCACTCACTGGGTGCGTAGGTAACAGTCCAATCAAATATGATCTGGCGAATCTGGGCCGGAGTAGGCCGCGTAATTTTAATTGTGTCAACAATGTATCTCTTATATGTAGTGCGATCAATTGCATAGCAGACAACTGCGGTATCTCCTACCATAGCAGGATCTAATCCACATACCGTTACAAAACCATTGGTAGACTTAGGATGACCTGGATGACCAGGGGTCAATGGTCCAGACTTACGCATACCATCAATAGAACCACGCACAGATACCGGATCAAAGATTGCATCATCGGATATATCTTGTTGCTGGTAAACTAAAGCCCAAGTAGATGTATCCATCTGCTGGCGTTCATTCCACAAGTTTTGACCATTCCATCTAGGATATAGTCCAGTCTCTGGGTGTTTATCTTCTTCGGTCTGTCCATCAAAAGGTGCATCGGTATAAGGCCAAAGAGTTTCCCACTTAGCAGGATCATCATCTGTTTGAAGTAGAGCTGGCATAGCCAGGTAAGTCCAAGGAACTATTCCGCCAGGGTAGCGATCTTCGTTGCGTAGCTCACGATACAGATCAATAGCAGATACGCGGGTACCGACAATAATTAATTTACCGGTAGGGTTGAGACGGGATCTAACATCCTGGTTCAACCATTTAATCTGGCGTTCAAAGTCATTAGCATTAGATAAGGTAACTGCGTCATCTACAATAATCATATCTGCACGTTTACCGTAGATCTGACCGCCGATACCAACGGCTTCTATATTGGGATCCTTCTCAGATGATTCCCGCAGTTCATCACCAAAGGTGACGCGAGTTGCCTGCCAAGAGGCACTCTTAGTGTTAAACCCTACGCCAGCAGCGTAAGCTGCTTGTAAGTTTTCATACATAGGATGAGTCAGTCGTTGCTTGATGGCGTAGAGAAAGTCAGCAGCCAGACGTTGAGTCTGGGATACTATAAGTATTCTAAAGTTTGGGTTCTGGCAAAGCATCCAGGTTACATAGTCCACAGTGATAGTCATAGACTTCGCGTGGTTTGGTGGGATGTTTAATAAGATACGACTGGCTTGACCCTTTTCGTATTTCATAGCTGGATGGAGCCAAGATGGCTCACGTCCCTGGATCACATCTATTAAGTTCTTCTGATGTGGAAAAGTCTGGGAGTGCAAGAAGCGCTCCCTGAAAGATACGAAGTCTAGGTCCATTACATCTGTGGATGCAAAGACCTTATCCCGAAGTCCTAGCCTGGTGCGATCGGCTTTGTCTGCAAAAGCTCTATCGGTGCGCCGGTAGTATTCATATGACTTAATAGATTTGCCCGCAGATTTGCAAGCCTCTTCTACTGTCATACCTTCTGCCACGCAAGTTAAAATAATTCGCTTGGCTATGTCGGCTGTATTTTCAGCCATTAGTCTCCTTGTGGATAAACCTGTGGATAACCGGCTGCAATTAGTTTTGCACCAGAGGGAAAATGGCTACAGAGGGATCATTGGAAAAATGATATAGCTATCCGCACTAAAAAACGCCGGAGGCGTTATTAGGGGTTATTACCTCCTACGCCATAGGGGCTACGGAGGTTACACCGTAGTAGCCTTAATCGGGGGCTACAGCCCCAATCGTTACACTTCTGGGGCGTTCCGCCCCCTACTTATACTAAGGCGGGAAAAATACCCTATTTCCCGCTTTTGGAAAATAAATCTTTAGAATGTGATGTAACTCACTATCTAAATACGGACATAGTAGTACATACAGCCCCCCCATTTAGTGTAGATATTTATTGTGGGAGTACCGCACAGGGCTACGCACAATTCAACAATAGGCGGGTCGTTGCCGGTAGGCGGGGCGGTATTTTTTGGCGGTAATGCGGGGCGGTACGGGGCAGATCGGGGCGGATCGGTGGCGATCGGTAAGAATAAAGAGCGGGGCGGGCAGGCTATCCGGCAAGGCTCCCCCGTTAAGTAATAGCTACCTGACAAGGTAACGCGGGGCGGATCTCCTCCTCCTTCTACCCTTCAACAAGGCGCGGATATTGATCCTCCTCCGATAGTTGAACTCTCACCGGATATGCTCTACCCTGATCCTAGTGAGAGATCCTCTCTCATAAGTAAGGGGTAAATAATGAGCCAAAAACTAGAAGAGATCGGCCTAGCGTTAAGAGATCTAAACGCGCCACGATCAAGAAGAGAAGAGATCAAGCAGGAGCGCGAGAGATCCCGCGCCTATTTATTAGAGCTATTCAACGCGCAAGAGATCCCTACCGTGTCCACTATTATTCGCCACGTTAGCTCCTCCGGTATGTCTAGGGATATCTCCCTAGTGAGCGTTAATGATCGCGGGCAGATAGTTAATCTCGCGTGGCATATAGATAAGGTCTGCACCGTCGGAGCGTTGAAGGAGCGCAACGGTTCGCGGGTTATCCGCGTTAATGGCGCGGGTATGGATATGGGGTTCCATATTGTCTACTCTCTCTCCTCCGTACTTTACGGGGACGGCTATAAGCTCCGGCAAGAGTGGATATAAATAGCTATTTATTAGCGCGGGAGGGCAGACCCTACCGGAGGCGCAACGCCTCCCTCGCGCACTATCTGGCAAGGAGCCGGATTAGATAAGGGGTAGAAGATGATAGTAGAGAGAGTGCGCCATTCTGGCGCGATAGTAATCTCCGATCTAATCGGAGGGTATCTCGTAACGCGATCCTATTACGGCTACACGCGACGCGACGCCATCCGCCTATTTAAGGAGAGAGAGGGGGCGGGAGATGAATAGATCTCTAACGATCCTCACCCTATCTCTAGGTTATGCGGTAGTGATCCCGCTATTGATATCTATGGCGAGGGAGTTCCATCGAGAGGGTATGGCAAGAATTAAAGCGGGAGAGGGGAGGGGCTAACTGTGAGCGCGATCAAGAATTACTTTATGGATATTTATGAGATGGATATGGATCAATTGATGGATCTAGTAGGAGATGGAGATCCAGAAGGGATCTTAGGTTAAGCCTACACGCTCCTTCTCCGGTAGTTGACTATCGGAGGAGGGGAGCGTAGCCTTAACGCTACGATCCTCTTCCAGATAGGGAGAGGGCGATAACCATAAGGGGTAAACTATGAATGATACTATGCAAGAGAGTAAGAAGGCTACCGATACTATTAGCGTGAAGGCTACGGTATTAAGAGAAGTATTAGAAGGGGCAGGATTACACGCGAGTAAGGATAGTAGCCTTCCCACGCTTAACGCGGTAAATATAGAAGCGGGAGAGGGCAAGATAATCGCTCGCGCTACCGATAGGTATCGCTTAATTAAGGGAGAAGTAGCGGGAGAGGGAGATCTATCCTCTAGCCTTATCCCACTATTAGATATTAAGCGTGTTATCACGCTAATTAAGGAGGAGAAGTGGGAGCGGGAAGTTCAATTATCCCGCGTAGGAGATCTCCTAAGTGTTACCTATAACTCTAATACACTTACGATCCTTCTATGCTCCGGTACCTTCCCGCCTAGCGATCACCTATTCCCCGATATCAGTAATCCTTCACCTATCGGTGAAGTAATGCTTAATCCGGCTCTACTGGCAGATTATGGCAAGATAGCTGGCAAGAAGGAGGGAATTAAGTTGATCTTTTCTGGAGCCGGTAAGGCGATTACCGTAGAATTACCTGAAAATAAGAATATCAAGTGGAGCGCGTTGATTATGCCTATGAGAATATCCTCTTAGCGCGGGAATATCTTTCACTAGAGAGATCTAGTGGAGGGTATTCTCCTTCTAATAGTTAGCTGGAGAATAGATAAGGGGTAAATAATGAGTAATGAATACTGGAATAAGTATTATACCTCCCTAGTAGGAGCGAGAATACTCGCCTATTGCGGTATGGAGGGAGAGGAGGGAGAAGGCTTCCCTACCTTCACCGTTAGGTTCGCTAATGGAGATACGGGGCAGATCGAGATCTCCCAAGATCCAGAAGGTAATGGCGGAGGGTTTATTTTTGGACTTCTAGCTCCGGAGCGTGTCTAATGGAGATAATTCACGATCATATAAGTAATGACGCTCACCGTAAGATCACCGATACCTATACTCTAGGAGCCTATCGCGTGAAGGTTTACACTTATCACGATAAGAATAAGAAGGCTTACTGGAGCATTATCAGCGAGTGTACCGTTGAACCTAGTGGCACTACGGGGATCTACTTCGAGAAGTCTAGACCGCAGATAGATCTTAATAAGCTAATCAATAGTGCTATCGCGAGCCGGTATAACTATCAGCACCTAATCTCTCACCATAATAAGGCTCTTCATATGGTTAGAGAGCTAATAGATCAACTACTGGAGAAGGAGAAGGTAAGCGCATAAGATTACACGCTAGGGCTAGGGTAGTTGATTATCCTAGCCTTAGAGCGTAGCCTTATGGTTACGACCAGCTCCCAGAGAGGGAGAGGGAGAGATCAGAGTAAGGGGTAGATATGAATACTTATAGGTTCAGCGTAGAGAAGTATTATGTAGTTAAGGCGATTAGCTTTGATGAAGCGGTCGAACTACTTAATGATAAGAATGAATATACCTATCTGGTAAATGAAGAGTGGCAACTATTAAGTGAAGAAGAGGAAGTGAGTGCGTAATGGGAGAACTAGAGCAATTCTTAATCGTAGAAGCAGAGTGGGTGTTGGAGAGATTAAGCACCGGCACAGAGAGTAACGACCGTAATTACTACCAGGGCAGACTAGATCAGCTCGCACAAGTGAGGCGATTATTAAACCTACCGCAAGTAATGAGAGAGAGGGTATAAGTAATGAGTGAGCAACAATTTGGCTTAATCGTAGTAATAGAGCGCGGGGAGAAGTGGAGTAGCGTATCCATATTCGACCCGCTAGATGAAGCGTTGGATAAGTTACCGATCGCTACCGGAGAGGGTTCGCATTGGCGAACCGCTATGGGAGAGGCGTTAGGCAAGATCGAACTACCGGAGAAGGAGGGCGAGTAATGGATACGACAGACATATTGAAAGCTCTAAGCACAGAGGAGAGGGAGTGCGAGATATGCGGATCTAATAGTTGGCGCATATTACACGCAGGAGATGAGAGTAATTGTGAGTGCGAAGGCGAGTGCTTGCGTGTATGCGATAACCTGTTACTAGATGATGACGGGTGTGATGGAGTGGCAATTCTAATAGAGGGGGAGGGTAAGTAATGGCTAAGAAAAGTAAACCTGTATGTATGAAGTGCCTAAGTAATGAAGCGTTATACATAACGCTAGGTAATGGTGAGCGTTTGCCTAGTTATACAATGAAAATCGGTATAGGAATAGTCTGTAATGGATGTAAAAATAAGGAGGTAGCGTAATGTACCTTGAAGATGATGAAGCAAGAGGTAAAGCTGATACCTGTAACGATTGCGGTAATGAAGGTAAGTGGTGTAGCTGTGGAGAAGATCCAGATCGAACCTATAAAGAAGGATTGGAGGAAGGCAAATGAACGATTCAATAAGTTGGAGTGAATTAGCAGAACTTACTCACACTACTCAGGTTGAAAGATTTAACTGGTGTAGTTGCGAGGATAATGAAGGTAATGAAAACCCTTATACCGATTGTCCAGTAAATGAGTGATCCAACGGCAGAATATCTGCTATCCAGAGGTATGTTGCACCAACGTAATGCCGTTAAGTCTATGGCAGAAGGCGATAAGGAGCGTTCAATTACCGAGCTGATGAGTATGGTTCACTATCTGACACTAGGCACTACGAAGGCGAGGGATAATGCGCCAGATACTAATACCACCAGCAACGCTTCAGTATGAAATTGTAGGAGAGGGCGATAAGCCTCTTTGGAGAGGGCTAAACCCTGCTGATGCGATAGAGATATTCAATCGTAATCGTGAGGTAAAGATCGTAGTAACTGCGTGGCCTAGCGACCACTTAGCTCCACCTAGCGACACTATTGACCTGACTCATATAGTCCGGCAAGCCATAGCGCAAGGGAGGGCGAGATGATAATTCTAAGTATGGGAGTAGTAATAACTTTAGTAATTGGCTGGCTTTTACTGGAGGTAGAAGATAAGATCAAGGGATGACCAATAAACTAAGGCTAGTGCTGGCGTTATCGCTGGCACTAGCAACAATTACTGTGTTGCTTCCCCACGCTACTCAACCGGAGAGGGAGAGGGAAATCCCTCCTGCAAAGATTGTTAAAGAATCCAAACACGATACACCAGAGGAAAGGAAGGCTAATGAGAGAACTGCCAAGTTATTTGCGAGTGCTGGATGGGGGTGGAGAGGGCGAGAGTGGGTCTGCCTCAAGTCCCTTTGGACCGCTGAAAGTAGGTTTGATTCAAAGTCAGACAACCCAAGATCAAGCGCTTTCGGAATTGCTCAACGACTTAGAGAGAAGGATAGACGAGCTGAGATTCAAATTCTTCACGGTCTTAGATACATTCAACATAGACATCAAACCCCGTGTAGAAGCTGGAACTTTTTTTCCAAGCACCGATGGTATTAAAGAATGAAAGTCGTATCTCTATTCGCCGGAGTTGGTGGCTTTGATCTAGCAGCGCAACGCGCTGGCTTTGAGATCGTAGGTCAGGTTGAGATAGATAAAAAGTGTCAGGAAGTTTTACGCCGTCGCTTTCCTGAAGCGTTACTACACGATGACGTAACCACAGCTACTCAATGGGCAAAGGAGAATGATTTAATTGGACAAGTTGATATCGTCTGCGGGGGATTTCCCTGCCAAGATGTCAGTGTCGCTGGCAAGCGAGCTGGAATTGCGGGAGAACGAAGTGGATTATTCTACGACGCAATACAATTTGCGAGGGAAGTCAAAGCACACACAATCATTTTGGAAAACGTCCCAGGACTTCTATCAAGCAACGAAGGACGCGATTTCGGAGTCGTCATCTCTGAAATGGCCGACGCAGGGTATAGCCACATCGAGTGGAGAGTTCTGGATTCGCAATTCTTTGGAGTCCCCCAACGCCGTCGTAGAGTGTTCATTATCGGAAGTTCTAGAAACCCAAGTGGAACCCCGATTCTCGTTGAGCGCGAAGGCTTGCGAGGGGATACTCCGAAGATCAAGTCGCAGGGAGAAAGTCCTACCACCAGCACTTTACGAAGCTTTGGTCAAACAGGTTTCGCAAAATACTCCGAAGGAGTAACAACACTTACAGCTACAACCTACAAAAGACCGGAAGATAATGTTGTGGTTCACCAAAAGTAGAAGAGCGCAGTCAGATACTGATTACGAAACTTGGATTGAAGGAGGGGTAATGCCTACGCTTAACTCATTTGATAATGGTGACGTAAGAACCACTATTATCATTTTTCACCCACATAGATCTGACGGGGCAAGGATTCAAGGAGATACCATCAACACCTTAACAAGTTTTATGGGAACAGGAGGATTGAATACACCTATGATATCAACTGATACTGTAAGAAGGCTGACACCAACTGAGTGTGAAAGGCTGCAAGGATTCCCTGATGGTTGGACTGATGAGCAAACTGACTCTCATCGTTACAAGCAAATGGGTAATGCTGTAACAGTAAACGTTGCTGAATGGATATTTAACAGAGTATCTGATACGATAGGTTTATAGTGTTGTAGCGTTAAACCCTTTCCGCTCCACTATAAAATAAAGGCTCCGTTTGCTACCCCTTTCGGAGCCTTTTTTAATTCTCTGTAGAGTAGAACCCTGGGCCATTAAACTTGATCTGTGGTGAGTGCCAGACACGCGACATAAGTATCCCGCAATCTCTACAGGTAGGAGATCCAGCTTCACTATCAAAGGATCGTTCAACCTCTAATCTGCTAGCGCAGAAGTCACATCTGTATTCATACACTGGCATCTAACTGCACTCCTGATTCTAATGGCAGGAAACCTACCACCTTATCTATCTTAGATTTGTTATTGAAATCTGTGGTTACGGGCAAGTACTGTGTATCCCAAGTGATAACCATATCGGGAGTGAGATGAAAAGCCCAGACACCCTCCGGTGTGGAGTTGATATACCAAGGAGCAAGATCTCTTGCTCTAGCTGCAAGGATCAAGTTGTCATACTTAGATTTTTCAATCAGCAAGGTAGGGTAATGAGTACGCCTAGATTTTAATTCGATATACATCTTGAACTGTTCAGTAGTGCAATCGAAGGTATCGTAAGTGCCTTCAGACTTGACAAGATCTGGATAGTGACTATCTTTGAGATACTGGAATAGCTCTGCCTCTTTCATTATTGCCAAGGGTTATCTCCGCCTAGTATTCTTTGAAGTGAGCGCAAGGCGCTCTCGCAACGGCGATCTGCTGTTGAGGTAGAACATTCAAACCGTTCAGCAACCTTCTCTAAGGTTAGATTCTCGTGATACCTAGCCGCTAGTAAGATCCGATCCTTCTCTTCCATCAGTTCATACCCACGCTTGATATCAATCAGCATAGCCAGTAATCCTCTACCCTCTGCTGGTGCAGAAGTGTGCCTTGGAGTACCATCATCTACTAACTGTTGCGCTTGTTCTAAGATCGCACCATCAAAGATATGACTAAGGATATGTGGCAACATCTGTGCCAAGGTAGAAGTTTCATAAAAATATTCATCACCGGATACATAGCCAGACTTAGCTGCCTTCTCCTTGCGAGCATAACGCTCGCACATTCTCTTTAACTGCCACCATAACCGGCGTTCATTATGCTTACGGATCTCTGGATCTGGCTCGGAAGTAGCATCTACTATCTGTTGATGGCGAGAGGTGGCCCAAGCCCAAGCCTCTTGCATCATATCATCGCGTTCAGTCCACTTATTATATCTACGATAGACAGTTAGAACTACACCGTAGATAGCCTCCGACACCCCTTCTGGAAAGGGTTTGTCAGTCACAATCTATACCTGAATCCTTTGTAACTTTCACCAGAGACAGGATCTTAATTGCTAAGAAATCTATGTAGTTGCTGGCATCTGCCAGCTCTTCAACTAACTCACGCACTGTATCTTCAAGCGTGTATCGCTCAAACTTTTGACTGCCACGACCTGAGTATTCTCTAGCACCAACGCCAGAGATACGACTTGATCTAAGTGAGGCAAAGGATTCAACAAAGGACACTAGATCTTCAGTTGATACTCCATCATTACGAAAAGTTAATACCGCAGGATGGTCTGCTAGTGGCGCACCGGTGGAATCTGTATCCATAATTGTCCTTGCTCTAGGTCTGCTTGGATTACTATAAAGCCCAATCCATTCAGGATTCTGATCGCCTCCATCATCACTCGCTTTTGTTCCACTGAAATCCCAATCGCTCACGAGTGCGCTCCTTACCTTCTTGCAGGTAACAATCCGTTATGTCCATTCCTGCCGGTAATAGTATAATGGTAGTGTTCTGTAATTCACCTGCGACACGCTTGGCAAAGTCTTGCCCAGGATTAGATCCATCATCTTTCAAATCATTATCTCCAACAACTAAAATACTTTTGTACCCCTCTAACATCTTTACATAATGTGGCTTCCAACTAGCTACCCCAGGACACCCTACTGCTGGTATATCTAATAACTCGGAGCAAACAATCGTATCTAACTCACCCTCGCAAAGAACTATGGTATCTGAATCCTTATCTATATCTGTAACGTTATAGAGATGGGTCTTCTGTCCAGTAGGTGAGCCATATTTTGGTGAACCATCATCTAATCTGCGGAACTTATATCCAGCTACTGTTCCAGATAGAGTTACATAAGGAATTGATAGCCATCCCTGATGGCCTTCGTGTCCTGGATGGTTGTTGATAATAGTTCCAAGCCACTTGTTATCTGCTACCTGGCTAGAGATCCCACGTCCTTCTAAGTACTCGGTTGTTCTTTGATCCCGACCCTCGCAGTATTCCAGTGCCCGACTTCTCAATGATTCTACCTGCGATAAGTTTAGCATCCTTAAAATCCACTCCCTCTTTAATTTTAATAAGCGCGATTGCATCCCCACCCTGAGCGCAAGTATGACAGAAGTAAACCTGTTTAACTGTATCTATCACTGCACTCTTGCGAGTGTCTTCGTGTAAGAAGCAGCGCACACTTACATTCTTTCCCTCTTTTGTTTCCCCACCGTAATAAGCGACAACAGGCTCTATTGGTATAGATTCCCTAGAAGAAAAACTTCTTTTACTACGGCGTATCCTAAAATCATTCAACTTATTCTTCTTCTGTTACTGGTTGTACTTCCAACTCGATACCGGATACAAACATCTCGTAGCTTCTTACAGCAGTAGGATATTTTAAGTAGCCTCTAAACTTTTCCTCTGCCTCATCTGATGAGTTAGCAAGGACAACACCTTTATAGACTACTCGTTCCCTACCAATAACTTCATACTTATTTAGCATCTTCTGCTTCCTCTTCGACAACTTCTACTTCTGGTTCTGGTGGTACTACTGCTTGTAGTATCTCAGTTGTTGTGATGATTCCCTCTGGTACTGGCATTATTACTCCTTGTTTCCATAACCTGCATCTCGTAGCAGGTTGACTAATTGTTCTACTGTCAACATACATACCCAATCACTGATGGACTTCTCACCTTGACCGTTCAGACGTAGCACAGCGATACGGATATCCCCATCCTTAGCCCTGTCCTTCATCTGTCGCATCGTTTCCGCAGGTGAGAAGCCTGTGCGAGCTTTGACCTCCCAGTCAATACCCACAGTACCAGTGACATCAGAGCCTGACCTTCCGGCTCCAGTGCTTTCAGCAAAAGGAAAACCGTTCTCCACTAAGTACATAGCAAGTACTTTTTGGGAGCGATAGCCTCTATGCTTACGAGCCTGACTCACGCCAACTCTTTCTCAATATCCTGAATAGTTGGACAAGGATAAAGACGAGTACATCCTTCACAGATATATTCATTCTTTGTTGGCACCCAATCAGGTATTTTATGTGGCTTATGCAACTCTATTACTGCACGAAGAGCAAAGTATGGAGTTTCTGGAGTACGACTATTCATATACTGCTCACTGTTTACAATAAATAACAGTTCATCGTGTGTCATCTGGCTCGCTTTATCCTTTGAATAGATCGGGTAAGTTCTTTTATCTTATCAAGATTATTTACACCATCTTCTTCCAGAAGGGTATAAATCTTTTGATTCATTAACTGTATTGTCTGCTCAATAGTTTTCACAATCGTTTCTACCTCCTGTTCAATCTCCAACGCTACAGCCTCTCTAATAGATTGCTCTGGATCTTTATAGAAAGATGCCTGAGCATTACAAAGGCTGCAAGGATGGAATACTTCTGACATTACTTCTTCTTCGCTACCTTCTTGACTGGCTTTGCATCTTCAAGTTCTTCTGCCCATAACTCAAACTGGTGCATCATAATAACCTCGTGTAGTTTTAATTTAACGTAGGTAACAAGCTGCCATACTGCTATTAGTGCAACACCGGTCCAAAATAATTCTAAGTTCATAACTCTCCCATCGCTGAATGTCTATAACTTCTACCTTGCGAATCGGAATCTCCGATCTGACAAGTCGAATAGTTTACAAATAAGGAAGCGTAATCACTTCCATCAGCAGAGTGTGGTCCAAATCTGTTCTTGACTGGAGCAACTCTTAATATAGATTCCATTGGATTAAAAGCCAACGTAACTATCAGTGAAGGTAACTGTGAGATCTTACCGTGAATAGCCCGTCTAGGTGGTGGCATATCAGACTTACCAAACTCACTTTGTTCGCTGGTGTGATGAAGCACCAGTAAGCAAGCCTCGGTAGTACGAGCAAGGTGATGGAACTCAGTCATAATTGTCCGAAGTCCAGACCACTCGTTCTCTTGTTCTGCTACCACGTTAGACAAGTTATCTACAACTATTAACTCTGGTGGCATACCGTAAAGTTCTATGTATGCCTTAACTTCCAGCTCGATATCATCCAGACTAGGTGACGGATTAAATACCCAACGGATATTACCGAGCTGACTTAATTGATAGCGATAGAAGTTTGAAGTTAACTCCAAGTTCTGCTCTACCATCAACTGACTGTGGTTACTTAGATGTGCTGCTGATCTAATTGCAACTGTAGTTGTATCAGTATCAGCAGAAAAGAATAAGGTTGGAACTTTGGTTTTAATTGCATAGATCAAAGCGAACATAGATTTACCAGCATTTGGTTGCGCTGCAACCATACAGACCTGTCCCCTACGGAACTTGATCTGCTTGGCTGCTAGTGAGCGCCACGCATCGGGAAGAGGCACAGCTTTTGACTGCGTACCTTTCCACGCTCGCTGCAAATCAAGCAAATTTACCCTCCAACGACTTAAACTTTATCCCTGTTTTCTTACGTATCATACTTCGTTCATACTCTGTAGCCCCACCCCAGATACCAAAGGATTCGTGCCTTACTCCCCAGTCCAAACAATCTTTCTGGAACGGACAGTTACCACATACTTTTTTAACAGTTGCCAATTGTCTAAATCCGTACTTGGTTGTCGCACCAACTGTTTGATCTGCGTAGAAAACATCCGTACCCATTTCTCTACAGGGTGGGTTTTCAAATTCCCAAGGTGGCAACATATTTACCCTGACTACAGGTAAATGTTTTTACATTTGTCCGTTGACTCTTTAGGAGCCGCGCACATATAACCTCTCCAAGGTCCCTTATTTCCTACACCTTCACGATAAGTCATTCCTCCGTGACGGCAATCTGGTGCATTAGCAGCAGCACTAGCAGAAGCTACTGACAGTGCTGATGCTGGTGCTGTAGGTGCTATTGATGATGCTGGTCTAAGTGATGCCACTCCACGTAATGATTGTGATGTTGACATAATTAGAGTAGCAAGATCTTGAATGGTAGTTAGATGTTGTTCAAGTTCTGCTTGATTAGCAGCATAGATATTTATCATATCTCCATCTTTTTCCCACTTAAAGTTAATCTGTAACTTTGTGCTTGGATCACTCGCCATCTAAATCATTTCCTCCCGTTTGTTTAACCGACTTGACTTCAAGCCGGAGACTTTCTTTACCTGTCTTTGTTGGTAGAAAACCAAGTAACTTTTCTACTTCATCAGAATCCACTGTACGCCTTCCGGCGATTGGTGTCCAGATAACTTGAATACCATCATCTGTAACTCCAGTGTGGCCTTCTAACAGAACCTTAATCTCATCCTTAACCTTAGTCAACTCTTTTATCTTTTGATCTGTATCAAGGTATTGAACTGCTGCATTACTAACGCTGTACTCAGCTAAGCGCACCATAGGTGCTTCATCTTTTTTTATACCGGTACAACCAACCTCACCAGATTCATCATAGAACTTACAGTAGAACCGGCAGTAAGAAACTGCATCCTTCTCTGGTGCTGGAACTGTATCTGTTGCTTTGATTTCATCCAACCAGGCAAGTGCTTCTAGCGCGATTAATTCGTTATATGGTTCTGAGTACATAATTACATCGCGCTCATCACCATCACGGGAGATAGCCACCAGTGCTACTGTGTCAACAGGATTACCTGCACCGTGTTTCATCAGGTATCCGTATGTCTGGACTTGCCAGATCTGTTGCTTGCTTGGGAAGTATCCTAGTGTCTTGGACTTTACTGTCTTCCAATCCACAATCATCTTTTCTTCAGGTATGTAGCAGTCAACGTGCGCTTTCATACCATTGAAAGCTACCTCAGTTTCAAGCCAAAACTTTATACCCTGCGGATCTGCCTTACTTAAAGCTGCTTCTATCTCAGTGTGGATAGCAGTACCCATAATCGCTGCGAGTTTAAGGTCATTGGTGTTAGTTTCAGGTTGTGAATTTAACCGATAGAATACTTTTCTACGGCACGAACCTAACTCCGATGGACCGATCTCTGGTTGTAGTGATCTGGCGCGACCGGAATCTTTGTTCCGTAGCGCCGTGATTAGCTCATCTATTACATTCATTGTTCCTCCTAAGAGCGAGTGTACTCCCACCAGAGAAGTAATCCAAAGATTGTGTGTCACCCTCGGCGTGTCGCTTCGGAGAATGTGTGTACAATACGAGCCATAGGCGAGTTACAGTACAGGGGTGGCTTGAGGCCACCCATACGGTACCGTCTAGAATGGCCTAAATCGCCCTGCTTTAAGGCGTGTCGGGCCGTTTTCTCAACGAGGTAGGGTGATTGTATGGGTAAGGATATTTGGGAGGCTCACCTCCCTGATAAACGGGGAATTGATCTCCGAGGTACTCCTACTCATAAATGCGTATGTGGTAATGGACTTTTTGTAATGATCGGTGCTTTCGAGGATAGTGAATTAGCCTTCTATTTCCTTGATGCCGAGTGCCTTAACTGTGGGAATCTGGTGACTCTACCTACTCCAGTGGACTATGACCAGGACTCACTAATTTAAGGCATAAAAAAAGAGGGCCGCCCCTTACGGGAACGGCCCTTTGCCTCGCAGTAAAACTTATACTTTGCTGTAGTGCTTAGCTTTCTTGTCTAATGCCTTCATTCCTGGACCAGCAAATGAAGATAAAAATACAGTGGCATATGCCTTTGGATCTGTAATTCCAGCCATATACAAAGCAATACAAGATGCTACGCCAGCCCGTAGGTAGGACATCAACATAGCCTGCGCTTTGTCTTTAGTAACTTGAGTCATTATTAGCCTTCCTTTTTAGGTAAAGGTTTTACCTTAGCCTTTACTTTATTTATTACCTTCGCCTTACCAAGCCAAGGAAACCAAGGAGATGTATCTGTACCAGCGGTATCTTTGATTGATATGTGAAGATGTACTGGATGTGCGTAACCGTCAAAGTCACGATCACCCTTTTCCTTGGACCAGATGCGACCTTGGAAAATCAAGTACTTGACCCTTGGGTCACTCTGTAATTCTACAAATGCTTGCTTGCAATCAATACCATCTTTAGGATCGTGGGTTAGATCGCAGGCATAGCCTGAGTTATGATCTGAGTTAGGATTTTTGGATAAATGGGCCTTGCTTGGCAGCAAACCATCTGATGCCTTCTTGCGCTTTGGTTTCAATGCTGTCGCTTGACGAAGTACAGCTATCGCTGCTGGTTGTGCTGCTCTTGCTAGTGGTATCATTTTTTCTCCAGTAGTAATCGGTAGATGTCATCAACTCTGTTCTCTAATCTTTCTAATCTGGCTGTGTTTTTTGTAACGGAGTCCTTCATACTTGACCCGCCATTGGGACGAAGTTCCATTAGGAAAGATTTTACCATCCATCGGATTCCCATACTTACGGTAGCCAGTACACCTAAAAGTCCAGATACAAACATTACCCAGTCAGTAGCGCTCATCAGACTGTTCTAACTGTTACTAATAAAATACCGCCAAATCCACTAAATCTTTTATCCGTTGGAGTTTTATTCATAAAGTCCATCTCTTCAATCAATCCGATGTAAACTTCTCCGGTACGGAAATCCTCAACTCTTACTGTATTGCCTTGGCTTTCCAAGGTCTCTATGTCGTACAGTCTGTCGTAGGCTCTTCCGTCATAACCAACCTCATTACCAAAGGCATCTGATTCGTGGTCATAACAGGCTAAAGGGTATTGAATTAAGCGCTGGCGTGGTACGCCAGGTAATGATTTAAGTTGATAGCCAGTAAGTAAAGGTCCTAGTAAGGTGTTAGTGCTTGATCTACTTATCGTAAACTTAAAGCCTAGATACTGTTGACCACCGGCAGGGTATGGAATACCTATCTCGCTTACACCAGATCCCTGTGCAAAGGAACCAATATTGTATTCAACACCAGCACTATCAACGGAGTTGATCTGAAAAGCACCATTTGTATTATCAATCTTAGGTAACAGCAACTTGAATATCTTATTTTCTAATGTGTTATATCTGATGTAACCAGTTTGTAAATAGCCACTAGCTACCAATGATGTTGTTGATTCAGCCCAGACATTATTACCTGTAGTAAATGCTATACGATCTGAGTTGCCAAAAAAAGCAATTTGAGTAGCAGCAGCACTAACACCGGTAGCAATCAAGTCCCAAGCATAAGGAAATACTATTGCATTACCAATAACTGTGGATAAATCTATGCGAAGCAACCCTGCTTCGCCATCTACTGTAGTAGTTACATAAGCAAAACGATCAGCAAAAGAAACATCATTACAAGCAGCATCGCTGTAAAGTAATGGACCGTAGGAGATATCTCCCTCTGCGGATACCACACCTACTCGCACTCCCTTGCTAGTAGCAAGGACTGCATAAGTTCCAAGGTAAACATCAAAGCCGTTAATACGTTCACCTGCTGGTAGATCTACAGTAACTGTAGGTGTTCTAAGGGTTGGAAATCCAAGTGTGTTGGCTACGGCTGTATCTAAAGTAATCTTAAAGATGGAACTTGAGGTTCCATTAGGATCATATCCTGCTACATAGATAGCAACCGGTCCCTCAGCGATAGCAGACCATACCCAAGATGTGTTTGGATGAGTGTATAAAGCGGTAGGTAATGCGGCAGAACCCGAAGCATTAGCATTTAATTCGTACAATATATTTTGTCTGGCTAAGAATAAACGTTGTTTAACATAACGCATAGTAGCTCTGGTTGTAGAAGGAGCATCGTAGATCTCAGAATCTGTTGGGCTTGCTCCTACTAAACCTCTATGTACTTTTGTACCGTTAATAAAGTAATAGTTAGATCCATCATTAGTAAGTGAAAAAATGGTTGATGGTGTACCAGCTTGGGCAATAGTAGAAGAAACAGCAGCAGAGGTGATCTTCTTTAATGCAGTTCCATCTGTGATGTAGATACAGTCATTAGTGCCATCATTGACACCAATCAATTGACCTGCCGCAGCACCACTATAAAATACTGCTGTGTCATTAAGAAGGGTTGCTTGACCCTTTGTCCATACATCTAAACCTTTAGACTCAGTAAATTGGAATCGCAAAGATTCATCCTGAGCTGGCTCAAAATACTTAATCCCCGCTCCTAAATGGAACGAGGATTGGGATCTAAACCACCAGCCAGTGAGCGACTGCTCACCCGCTTCTCGCGTTTGATCGTATTGTTGTTTCTGATACTTAGCAGTTACTCTGCGGTAAGGAGTCTCATCACTGGTACTCATAAAAAATGGCAGAGTGTTAATTGCTACATCGTAACCAAAGTCAGAAGGTAAGTATGAGACAGATGATGAAGGATTTGACAATGGAAAAGCAATATCGCGGTAGGCACCACTTTCAGTAATATCATTACCGTAAGCCATTGTTCTCCTTTGATTTCATCTGTTCATCTAATGGGTCAGACCTATACTCCCAAGTAGGGATATCTTCTGTTGTGCAATTACCTGTCAGTAAAGACATTACCTTTACGCAAACTTTGTTTGTGATGCAAGAACAGAGTATGTAGGAGTACCGGATAGTTTTGTAATGTTGTATGTGTAAACATCTACTGAAGAAGCGTTACCCGCTATTGGTGCTGTGCCACCCTGCCATTTAGTAGTAACACCAGTAGTAGTACCATCAATTTGTACCGCAGTATTGTAGTAAGCAGTTGCTCCGTTGGTTACTGAGAATACAACAGTTACTGAATTGTTGGTACTCATAAGAGATGCAAGAGTGGTGCTTGCATCCCCCCGAACGTTTACTACAAAGTTTCCGCTTGCATTTGTGGTGTAATAAAGAACTGCTTGTGTTTTGTAATCATAATTGACAGTACCGGTAGCTGCTGTTGCAGATATTGTGTTAATCTCCTGTGGAGATTTTAAGGTTGCATAATTGCTATTTGGAGAAGTAAGGGTTTTGTTTGTAAGGGTATCTGTTGTAGCCTTACCGACAAGAGTGTCAGTTGAGGTAGGTAATGTAAGAGTTCCAGTGTTGGTAATTGTTGATATCACAGGTGCTGTAGAAAATGTCTTAGCGCCAGTAATTGTCTGTGAACCAGAGGTTGTTACAGCGATAACTACTGTATCTTCAAAGTGTTGGGCATCATTACCAGTAAATACGTGCTGAACGGTTGCTCCAGCATTATGTGCGATACCAGCAGTACCAGCTCGCGCTCTTGTAATAGTAAGAGTATCGCTAGATACGGAAGTTACATAAACAATTTCTTCACTGGAAGTATCTGGATCAATAGCCAAAGCAAAGGTATCACCTGTTGTTAAAGTTATACCGCCCATTAAGGTAGTGCCAGTGCCAGAGGCAACTGTCATAGAAGTTACACTAGAGTTTATGGAACTCGCTAATGTAGTATCAATAGAGATTGTCGAGTATTGTCTGGATGCCATTTCTACCTACTTTGTATAGTGAAGACGGATTGGGTATTTGTCTTGTAACTTTAATGCTTCCTCGTTTAAGCGGTTTTGGTAAACCGCATAGATATAACGAGATGATGAGGTTCCAGCAGTTGAAGGGATCTTGCTATCTTGAGAATCTGCTTCCGCAGAAGTAAGATTGATGCGACCTGAATCAATATATGAAAGCAACTTATAGGCTGCGCCTAAAGTAATAACATCTCTACAGGTTTCGGGCAATCCTGAAACATCTGTAAAATCATCAGTAGATGAATCTAAATTGGTAGGTGTAGTTGTGTAGTAAACTTGGACTGTGCGTCCTGGTTGGATATTCTCATAGATATTTACAGTGTTCTGTGTATTAAAGGTAGAGATATTAGCCATCGGATCTATTCGCCATTTGTTAACTGGTAGCCACTCTTGGCTAGAACCTGTGGTTTGCCAAGAGATATAAAGGATTGATTGTAAATCATCAGGTAACGGATAGGTAGTTTGTGCTGCGTTAAAGGTAAAGGTAGTAGATGTTACTGCCCAGAGTTTAGGATAGACACTGTTGATAGTGTCATTGATAGCCTGTTTAACCATCATTCTAGGAAAGGTAGGGCTTAGAGTTATCTGTGCATACTGTGCGTGTGGTGCAGGTGTGGAGTTTTGAAAGCCACGACCAAAGCCTGGAGCAGCGTTTAATGTGTTAGTTGCTTTAGCAAAATTGTCAATCCAGATGAGTTCATCATCAATCTCAATAATACCTTTTGCTAAGTTAGATGAAGAGCCAACCTGAATAGCGGTATCAGTGGTGGTGATAGCAGCGTTTAGATAAGTAATACGATCTTGACGCAGAGTGTAGCCTGCTAGGTTTGATCGTACCTCATCTATCATATCCGATAGTGTTGCCATTGTTACCTTTCATACCATCCGTTGTTCCAGAGTGTTAATAGCCTTGTAAAATACTTTTCATACTGCGGTTGTATTGCCTCTAATGAGTAATTCTGTACAGCTCTACGGTGAATTACATTTGGATCTAATGTCCACACGTTATCCACAGCCTTGCAGAACTCATCAAAAGTTCTACATCTATATCCTGTTACCCCGTGTAGATTGGTTTCTACAAAGGCACCCCAGTCAGTAGTGATTGTCGGAGTCCCAGTAAAGTGTGCCTCTGGCACAATGTTTCCAAAAGGCTCTATGTAAAGCGTTGGTGCCAGCAAAGCCTGCGCTTTGCCCATCAGTTCGGCTCGTTTAGCAGCACCGACTACTCCAACATACTCCACACCTTTAGGTGGATCTCCAGGTCCTGCCATTACTAACGTCTTGCCAAGTTCTTTAGCAACTTGGACTGCTATATCTACCCCTTTACGAGGGATGATTCTTCCGACATAGAGTAAGTAATCTTCTTTATCCAGACAAAGTGGGAACTCTTTTTTGTCAAAGTATCCAGGAATGACAGTATCAAAGAACTGTCCATCTACTTGCGTCGGATCTTTGAATCCTGCGTAGTTGCTGTGCATCCAAGAGTAAGACTCCCAGACTCTGTACTTAGCAAAGGTAGCTCCGTAGCCAATACCAAACTCTACCGAGATGTACTGCGGTAGTGCTTCAGCAATCTGCCTATGAGCCGTCCCACCAATAAAGCAAAGGAAGTCTTTTTCTTCTGCCCTAGCGCTGATCTCAGCGATAACATTCTTAGTAAAGTGTTGCCAGTGTGGCAACTTTGTATCAAAGGACGCGCTGGTGTAGTGCTTTCCATTTAATGATTCCTCACGCATCTGCTCATCTATACAGGTAACTAGCTCCGTACAGGGAGCATCGTTATATTCTCCGGCGTATAGATAGACAGTATGACCTGCCTCATACATCATCTTAGAAAATAGTCTTACCTTTTGGGTAAAGGCACAAGACATATACTCAGTAGTAGTTTGAGCGTGTGGCAGACCAACAACGTGAAATCTCATACCCGCTACTATAGCGCTTATCCTGCTGTTAGCAGTAGTGCTTCCTCTGAGGTAAGAAGTTGATTCATTATTACTTTTTCTTTAATTTTCATAATTTTATTAACTTTTTTTTCATCTTCTGTTAAAGGTCTAATTTCAAAAGTTGCTTCCCAGTTGCCAGCCTCATTTAATACTGGTGTATTTTCAAAATAAGTTTCTTCTAGGTGGTTAATCTCAGGCGGATTAACACTTACCTCGCAGATATAATCAGGCAGTTCTTCCATTGTTATTCCTAACAAAAGCAAATCTCCTGAATAAAGAGGATAATCATTTGTTTGAGTATTGATAAACGGTCCCATTTTGCTCCTTAGATTATGACTGTTTTAGACGTTGAAAGTGCAGTTCCATTTGTAAAAGTAAGAGTAGGAGTTGCAGTTGTGACAGAAGAATAGTAAGAAATAGTAGGAGTAGTGGTAGTCCTGCTTAATGTTCTCGCCGCATCAGTATAGGTAGATGCGCTGTAGTTAATAGTTGTACCGCCAACAGTATAAGAACCTGTTTTACTTCCATCAGTAGGAAGTTTGAAAATATAAGTAACTCCATTACTGCTAGTGTCAAACATTTGTATCCATACAAATTTATCCGCAGAATCTACAGCAATCATATTTGAATTGTAATATGGTGAGTTGACTATACCTATGCCAACTCCTGATATGTCAAATTCTCTTTGCCAGACTACTAAACCGTCAGATTGATTTCTTTTAACAATTACTGTTCTATAATATCCACTAACATACGATTGATAAACAGAATATAAATAAGTACCGCCAAACGCATTTCCCCCAAAACCGCCACCTGCTGTAACCGTTAATCCTCTTGCCCAAGTAGTTGCTGTTCCGCTAGACAAACTTAATTTTCCTGCACCAGCATTAGTAGTGTCAGCAGAGCCAAACCCAAAAAGTTCGCCAGAACTATTAAAGTAAAGACCCTTAGTTAAATCCGTTGCAGTATTGGCCCAAACAAGAGTTGAACCAGAACTGGTCAAGTATCCTGATGAACCAAGGCCATAAGCCGTTGCAAAACCATTTGAAACAGCACATTGGTAAACTTGCGTAGCATAAGTAGTTCCGTATGAACTACCAAAATTGGCAGCGCTGTCCATAATAGTTAACATTGGCCCAAGGTTGCTTGGATCTGTTGATTGCAACAACAAATAATTACCACTAGGGCTTACACTAAAACCTCTACCAGTTGAGTTGTTAGCAGTTGACGACCAACTTCTTTGAAGCACTTGTGCTCCAGCAGCAGAAACAAAAAAAACATAATTTTTTGTTTCTGCACCTGAGTTACTGTAAATACCAAAAGCAATATTCCCAGTGTCAAGAACTCCTAGACCGCCAGAATATGAATTAAAATATGATCCAGGAGCAGTAAATTGTTTAGTCCATTGGAACACACCACTGTAATCTACTTTTGCTAAAGTGGGTGTATAGGTTCCGGCAGCACCAGGGTTAGTA